CGCCGGGGTTGGACTGACCAGCGCCGTTGACGACCGGGGCCGCCGTGGTGCCGAACGTTCCGATGACGTGCGTCGGCAGCTTCGTGTTGCGGAAGCAGACGTAGCCCGCGGCCTTGTCCGCGATCACGCCCTCCAACCACTGGTCGGAGACCGTCGACTCGGGATTGAAGAGGCCCTTGTTGTCACGCACGAAGTACCGCGAGGTTTGCGGGGTCGCGGTGAAGGTGCGACGGTCATCTTCCGGCGCCAAGGCTTCCGTCAGGTACTGCTCGTTCTGGAGCAGCTGGTCGTAGGTTGCCGTGGTGTTGAAGGCGCCCGTGAACTTCGGGACGTTGTTGACTTGGCCCGTGGTGAAGTTCTCGATGCCGGCCGCGAGGCGCGCCATCGCGGGTTCCAGCACCTGCTCCTCGAAATTGTTCAGCAACATCGCGCGCTCCACCGAAGTGAAGTTGATGTCTACGCCGAGCTGTTGGTTAACCAACAGGGTGGCGAAACGCTGGACCGAGTTCTGTGCGTTCATCTGCGGGCCAGTACGCAGAGTGTACTGGAACGGCAGACGGATCGAGAGCTGTTGACCCAAGATGACCCCGTTGATGGGGCCGGGCAGCAAGCTCTGGTAGTCACGGTTCGTGCGACCCGTGAAGTTGCTCTTGGCGTGCAGCAAGACGAGAGCCTTGCGTGCGACCCATTGAGCGGTAATGAGTGAGTTAGCCATTATTCCTTTCCGATTTTAATTTAGTTCAGTCCGCGTAGCTTCCGGGCAGATTCGCGGAGAGACTGTTTGCTTCCTCTGTGGCGCCGAGCAAACTCTTCCATCGACATGTTAGGGTCGACGATGTCTCGCTCAGACGCGCGTCCCGCCGCCCGTACGGCGGTGGGGGGAGGAGGCGCCTTGGTGATGGACTTCTTTTGCCCTGTTTGCGCATCGGGCTTAGAGCCGTTCTGCTTTGATCCTGAAGCGGACTGCTCGGCCTCAATCTTCGCGATGATCTTCCCTACGGTTATGCACTGTTGGGCGGGAGACTGCTTCGCTGTGCGTATAGCCAGCGCGGTGTCTTTCCCAAACTCGTACAATATCCTGGCGACATGCTCAGATTGAGCGACCGCGGCCCCAGCGTCCGGGCACAGCTGATGCTGAGCAAGGACAGGGTTCTTCGTGACGACCGACTCGTAGTCCTTGTGAGTTTTCGCAAACTCTCGGATCTTCTCTTCTACGATCTCACGACGTCTCGACCCTTCGCTTTGGGCGGTCATCTCACGAACGATCTGGCGGGCGGCAACCGCCGCCTGATCTTTCGTCCACTTCTGCATCTTGGCACGGTACTTGTCGTTGTCGAAGGCGATATCCGGGTCCGCTAGGTCGGGCATCGGCTCGTCTTCAACAACGGGAGGAGCAGCTGCAGCGGCGGCCTGTGCGGCGGTAGGTTTCCCCCCGCCTTTAAGCCTCTCCAGCTCCGCCAACGCGTCTTGTAGCTGGGTCTGCATGTGCTTGCCAAATATCTTCGTGCCTTCGAGCAGGTCGTTCAGCTCTACTATGCGTTCCTCAGCAGAGCCCTTTTTAGGTGCCGGCCGAGCGCGAGGTTCCTCTTCCTCTTGCTCGCCGACCAGGTCCTTGTTAGGCTCTGACTCGCCGCTGAGCTCGGCGGGTGCGGTGGACGGGTCCGCGTCTTCGTCCGAAGTCCCCTCACCCGAATCGGTCGGGTCGCCGAGTGTGCCGTCTTCGTCGACGACTGGGGCGTCGTCGTCGACTGACGTCGCTCCCTGGGCGGTGTCGCCCGGGGTAGCATCAACCTGGCCCGCGGCGACAGCAGCAACGGCGGCTGCGTCTGCGACACGGGCGGGTGTAGCGCCACGGAACGGGTTGACTTTGTCGTCTACCTGTTTTTGCGGCTGCTTCTCGTATTTTTCCAAATCTTCTCGTGAAAAACCCATTTGCGTTGTCTCCTAATTACACGACGTACGCCGTCGCGAGGCGGTCCCACCAGACATCAAAAATCAATCAGCCTTCTTAGGCTTCTTCGGTTTTGCAGCAGCCAGCGCCTTCGCGGCGGCGACCTTGTGCTCGTTCAACTCTTTTGTATGCTGTAGATTGAGCGCGTGCTTCTGCTTCTGGCGCTCCATCTCCGCCTCGTGCGCCTGCGCGGCGCGAGCCATCTCCATCTCGTGCTGCCGCTGCGCGCGGTTAGCTTCCATGAGGGACTGCGCGTACTTCAGGCGCTCGGCGTTAGTGGTCTGAGCCATTACCTGCTGCTGGTCCTGCTGGTGCTGCTGGGCGGCATGCTGCAGGTCCTGTAGGTTTCCTACGTGCTTTGCGGCGAGATCCATCTGCGCCGACTGCGCGTCGGCCTGCTGCTGGTTCTGGTCGGCGCCGATCTCATGCGCCAGCTTGATGTTAGCCAGATGCTTGCCCGCTGTCTCGTACTGGATTTTCTGCTGCTCGACCGGGCTCATATGGGCGCGAGACTGCGCTATCTGAGCGTCCGCCGCCATCTTCTGAGCTTTCGCCTGCATCAGCTGCTGCTGGAGCTGCTGCGCCTGCTGCTGAGGACTCTTCTGCTGGCCGACTCCGGCCTCCTTCTCTTTCTCTGTGGGTTTGATGATGCCCTGCTGTATCAGAGGTATCCTCAGCCGGTTCGCCATCTCCTGCGCGTCCGGGGAATCGATATTCTTCGCGATAAGGTCCTGGATGACCGGAGCGGCGGTCGGCATCGCCTCAGCGAACGATATAAGCGTGTCGAGCGCCTCTTGCCGCGCCGACTGGAAGCTCGGCCCGATGGTGACCTCGACATCATACGACCCTTTCGATAGGTCGTTGATGATGTCCCCGGTAGTCGGGTGCTCCTGGTTGACCGTAACCATTTTCTCGGCCAGGTCTGCACCTATAATACGCTCGACGCGCTCTGAGTCCATCACGGTAGGGATCATGTCGACCATCATCTCCCAGGAGAGCTGCAGCGCGGAGCTGAAGCCGTCAATAAACTCGAAGCTGCCGAGGTCGGAGCGCTTCGTGTGCTGCACGAGCGCCTTCCCAGACACGCGATTCATGTCCTCCGCGTTACCCAGCGCCGGATCGAAGTAGCCGATGGTGGCCTGGATGTCTTGGATAGACATCTGTGCGAGGGCCATAGCGCCTTGAGGCAGATCAAGGGGCGGGGTTCGGAAGGGCATCCCGCCCTCCGCGTTCTTGTCGACGTTGTACGGCAGGTACGGGCGGGAGGCGACGTTCGCCTGGTTCCACTCGTTCTCATAGCCTTTTATCATCGCCTCAGTGACTAGGTACGGAGCCTTAGGTAGGAGCGCGCTGCGCTCGATCATGTCCGAGGCGCGGGAGTTGTAGCTGCGCTGCGCATCCTTCGAGTGACGTATCAGCGACTGAAACTTTTTGCGGCCCTCGATGTTGATGTAGCGTCCCGGGCACCGAACCACAGGGATACGCTTCCAGTCGTAGTAGTACGGTCCTTCGAGGATGTTGGAGCCGTCGACCTTGACCCACATGACCTGCCACTTGGTGGTCCTGCGGATCAGCTTCTCACCAGTCTTCGGGTTCCGCGCGATGCGGGTGACGCCACTCTTTTCGTGCGTCAGCCCCTGCTCTTCTAGGTGCGCTTCGGTGGCGCGGAGGTCGGCGTCGTACTCGCGTACGGTGCCGTCGGTCATCTTGGCTATCCACTTCTCGCGCGGAACGCGCTCAAAGTACTCGGCTATCCGAACCTCTTTGTCAGTGAACCACCCGTAGCTGTCTCGGGATACGTTGAAGCTCGAACGGTTCCCGCGAGGGTTGTCACCGGTCGTATACAGCTGATCGTACACGTCGTCAGAGATCCGCTCCGCGACCAGGCAACGGTTGGCGTCCCCAGCGCACGCGTCGGCGCACTGCGGGTCCCACACCACCGTCTGCGGGTTCGATATGTTGATGACTCGGAGCACCTGGTCGAAGGCCCCCTCACCGTCGTCTTGCATGTAGGTCGGCATGATGCGCCACGCGCCGAAGCCGCCCGCTACCGCGAACTTGAACTGTTCTTTGTATATCTGGTCAGCGCGGCTGGCCTGTTCGATAGAGCGGCACAGGCCGGCGAATATCTCGGCCACAGCCTCAGACGCTCCGTCAGAGGCCGGGCGAACTTTGCCGGCCGGGCGCGTCTGGCGCATGTCGGCCACAACCATGTTGACGGGCTGAAGGCACCGGTTGAACGTGTAGCAGGGTTTACCGCGACGGTTCTGCAGAACCACCGGGTCCCACTGGCCTTGCGCCTCTGCGTTGTAGATGAAGTTCAGGTCTTCGGAGTGCATGCGCCGGTTCTCTTCCCAGGCACCCACACCTTCGTCATAAAAGTTACGGATGCGCGACATGAGCGCGCCCTCGTCTTCGATCTCGAACCCAGGCGAATGAGGGAGACGGCCGCGCTGTCCCGGCACGTCCCCGATCAAGTCCCAATTATCGCCGCTATTTCCTGACACTTACGTGATACTCAAGTCGGGCATTCATCTAAAATAGCTCTTTGATTATCCCCGATAAAAACGCCGTCGAACGTGTTGGGCGGGATGTACTTCGCCGGACCGTCGTTCTTCCACTCGTGCACTTCCTTCCCGTCCTTAGTTTTCCTACCGCTCGGTACCAGCCTCTGGTGCTGCACACGGACCTGGTTTCGGATCGCTGGGTTCTTGAAGCTGTACGGGGCGACCTTGCCCTTGCGCTCGATGACCAGATTGTTCATGCCGTGCGTGATATGCACGGTGTACGTGCCGAGCTGGACCTTACGGCCGTTCGAGTCTACGCGCCGAGGATCCTCATCCTGCTGGCACTCTTCGGTCAGCTTGCCGTCCGAGGCCGGGCGCTTCGTGAAGCGCCACTCGACGGCGGTGCTGGTAGTCTTCACCTTCTCGCCCGTGAGCTTGTCGGTGTGCTCGTCTGTGTGCTCTACCTTGTGGGCGGACTGCTGCCGCAGCCTTATCCCATCCTCATGTACCAGCTTCAATGTAACGCTCATGTGGTCTCACCCTCCGCACGTAGCTGTGCAATTAAATAGTTCATCATCTCGTTGCTGCGCCCTTTCAGAGACGCGATCATCTGATTGATCTGCACGTTGTCGCTCTTGTATCCGTAAAACACGATCCGCTTGCGGTTTACGTCCACCAACAAGAACACTCCACGGCGACGGAAGTCTCGCGCCACCTCGTCGATGGGCTTCACCCACTCCACACGCCACCGTGCGTCGCCATCTCCGGCGACCAAGAAAACCACGGGAGACCTCCCTCGCTCGACGGCGGAGCCTTAGCTACATCAAAACCAGACATTACGTTATACCTGGTAGCATCCATCAAGTGATCGTTCTTTTTCAGAATGTTTCCTTTCTCATCGCGCCGGTAGAGTCGCACCTCTTTCCGCCAGTTATGGAGCGTACTGAAGATCCGCAGCTGCTGCGTCGATAGCATGTCCCAGGTCTGTACGAGACCGGACACGACCGTGTTGTCGGCCTTGCTGACCTTGAGACCGAGACGGCAGTAGGCATCGATCAGCAGCTCGCCGTCGGGTCCTCGCGCTTTCTGCGCGGCGGGGTCGATCACGCCATGTATCCACGAACCGCGGCGGTTGATCGCTGCGGCGTGCACGGCGGGATCGGCCTGCCCCCTGTAGTACTCGTCATACGCCACCGCCGGGTACCGCTGGGTTCCGGCGGCGTCTTTGAATCCGTTATCGATATCCCACGCGAACCAGATCACGGCGGTGCAGTTCCAGCCCGGGTCCATACCGTACGAGCGGGGCCAGTGCGCCGGGATGTCGAACGGTTCGATCAGCATTACGTCTTCGGGTATCGGGTATATGGCTCCGGTGCCATGTCCGGGGATACCTGACTTTCGCGCCTGCAGCTGCCACGACGGGACACCCGCGAGGATCTGCTTTTTCTCTTTCTCGCCGAGGTGCGGGACGTCATCCATGTCTAAAAATATCGCGGCTCTCGACATTAGGCGTTCTCAATGTACGTTTCATCGACAACCACCTCTTCCTCCTCACCCATATCCCACGCCGCGGCCGGCACAGCGTCGGGCTCGGGCGACAGGTCGGGCATGAACGTAATCATCAGGTCAGAGACGCCGAGCAGCGGCGTCTCTGTGAGCACCAGCGTGCCGTTCGGT